GTCTCTTGCTTGTAGAGGCTTTCCCAATGAGTGGCGCGCTCTTCGGCGGTCTTCAACTGGTTCAGGTACTTCTCTTCCGACTGCTTCCGTTCGTACTCGGCTTGCTGTTCCTTCGTTCTGAGGCTCTTCTGAACGTCCTCCAACCGTGCTTCGAGTTTCTTTCGTTGCTCTTCGCTGATGCCTTGATTCGAGAGCAACTCCTGGTAGCTCGATTCAAGCTGGGAGTACCGTTCCTGATGTTTTCGCTTGTCTTCCGCCAGAATCTTGTTCAGGTCGGCTTGCGTAAACGTCCGTTCACCGCCGCTGTCACCTTCGCCGCCTTTGGCTGCGGGTTCGCCCGCGTTGCCGCTGTCGTCGTCGCCGTCGTAACACAAGATGGTAACAGGGTAATTGAACTTCAACATATCCTAACCTTTCGTTAGTCAGCCCTACTCATTCTGATCACACGATCGTCTGTGAGAAATGGCTTGAGCCATCGCCACACACGAGCCGTGGGAATACCATACACAAGGTACTCCATTGCATCACTGCTGTTGTCGTAGGTAGTCCGAACAGCAGCATATGATTGCCGGACGACGTTCAGTCTGTCGACTGCGTCTTCCGGGTCAAAGCCTTCAAGCAATGCCAGAGCAATCTCATAGCACGCCCATTCGATTTCGGTCGGGACAGATTCATCTTGTCCGCGAGGGAACTCCAACTCTTGATCGGCGTCAGCCGCGATTATCGCATCGCGACTTGGCATGTCGTCGAATACGATGATCTTCGAGTAGTTGCCAGTCTTCGCTGGGTCAGCCTCGTACATGACGAGCCAGACGGTGTGCTTCACACCTTTGTAATTCAGCGAGTCGATGATGCGAGTGGCTTCGGTCAACGCCTTCGGACGATCAGCCGCAGCACTGTCACTCCAGCCTTCAGAATGAAGCCGGTTGCTGAAGTACGTGTTCGCATCTGAAAGCGTGCCGTAGTAAGCCATGTGTCACCTCAACTTAGACGCCAGCGTGAGCCGACTTGCCCGATGCGTTGCCGATTTGCTTTTGCTTGCTGTATCGGCTCTCGATCTTTTGTGCCTTTTGGCTTGCGGGTTTGCCTGCGGGCTTCGACCCGCCGCCCTTGGGCTGTCCGCCCTTACCGTTAAACTTCGCGACCATTATGGATTCCTCGCTTTGTCTTTCGACTTGATGTTCTTGCCATCGCCTCTGGTTCCATCCGTACGGTCGTCCTTCATATCCTTCTGCTGTTCTTCCTCGCGTTCCTTCTCACCCGACTTCTTGTCGTCATCCAAGTCATCTACGCCGCGAGCAGCCATGTCTTCATTCTCGTCTTCCTTCGGCTCCGGTCTGGCGGCTGCTTGTGCTTCAGCGATGTCCTTCGCGCGTCGGACATGATCCTCACGGGCTTTGAGGTGCTCACCAGGGTTGAATCCGATAGCCAGGGAGCCTGTCTCTTCGCCGCACAGCCCAGCTTCGACCGCCCGGATGATGATGTCCGGATCAGACGTAGCGTAACCTGCTTCGTCGATCTGTGAGAAAATCTTGTCGATCGTTGCTCTGTTGACCTTTCCGGACAGAAGAACTGTGACGATGTTCTTCGCCAGTTCTTTCTTGACTTCCTTGCCGGGCACGGTGTACATCAGTTCCGCCAGTTCCTTGGCTTCCTTGATGCGGTCTTCGTCGTTCTTCAGCGAATATCGGTCCGGGTACTTGATGGTCGCGATCTTGCGTTGCGATGGGTCTTTGTTTTCATACGAAGCCCATGACGTGGCGATCGCTCTTTCTGCACTCTCAAGCACCAAACCGATGTAGGAGAGCCCCGCTTCTAAACCCTGGTCCGACAGCTTCATGGCTTCTGCTGACATTGCTCGTTGTCCGATCTTGTTCTGGACAGCGAGGTTAACCAGCTTGCGAATGTCGTCCTCCAACTTCTCTTGAAGTTTGATGGACGCCATGAGCGGTTCTGAACTGGGGTGAATGAAAGCGGGTTGATTCGCCTTCATGTCATACGTGCGTCCATGCGTGACACCGGGTCGTGCTTCCTCACCGACCTTGCTGTTGTCCGACGTGACTGACGTGCCATCGTCGTCGGTTATTTTCTTCAAGTGCGAGCCAACTGCTCGCAAGTCGCGTTGCTCCACGTAGAACGGGAAGTTCGCTTTGATCGCGTACGCCACATCAGACGAGCCCAGATTCAACAGAGCAACCTGATGCTTGTAAACATCCTTCAACAGACTGCCGCCGATGTTCAGCATGTGGAAAGGGATGCGATCCAATTCCAGATTGATGACGCCTTCGTCGCTGGTCAAAATGCCTTGGGAATCACTGTTGGTGAGTGGGTCGGACAGCGGAGCCCCAGTAATGTCAACCAGTCGATCTTCCTCGTCGAACATTCGCATCTTCACTCGTTTCGTGACCGGGTCGATCCAGATGAAACGATACCGAGTGTAACTGCCCTGCGGCAAGTGAATGCCGCTGGCAAGGAAGCCTTGATTGTAGTCGACTGCTCGATCACGAAGTAGGACCGCGCGAAAGGCACCCGGCTCTTCAGGCTTGTTCATCTGCCAGGACAGGATGTCTTCAACTCGGTAGAAATAGCAGTACGGACGAGCGCTGCCTTCATCAGCTAACGTAATTGGTCCAGCCAGTTGCGGCATGTCAACGTAAACGCCGACGCGACCCATTACGAGCAGTTCGGTGAGCACGTCGATACCAAGGAACGACTGCATCGAGTTTCCATTGTTGTCGACGCCACCGATCTCACCGTCGCACGCCCGCATGTAGTTCTCGCTACCGTTGCGGCGAGTCACATCGCGGAGTCGCTGGAAAATCGAGTTGCGAACGTCTTGAATGGCTGACTTGGCGAAGCTGGCGATCGGGGTGAAGAACTTGCGAAGTGCAAAGTCTTCCGAAGTCTCACGGGTGCTGAACCGCTTGAGGTTTCTGCGCACGAATCGGGGTCCGCCGTTATAGCAGTCACGCCAGTCGTACCAGTAGAGTTCATCTTCAAGGTACTCTGGGTGCCTTATCGCCGTCAGAAACTTTGCTTCTCGTGACATTTACAGCACCTTATCTTCGACATCGCCGCCCGACACGATACCAGCCGCCAATGGCAGTGCGATCTCAGCGTAGTTGAAAGCGTGCCCGAAGTGGTCTGGACCAGTATTCAGATACACGGCTTTTGGGTTCCCTTGGTCGTCCTTCTCGTACGTCCTGACGAGTGCTTTGATGTGGTCTTTGAACTCAAGAGAGCAGTCCGCAGGAAGATGTACTCGTTCAGAGTGGAAGCGACCCATCGAAGCGTCCAACCAGTTTGTCCGGTCGACTGTTACGATTGGTGAACTACTTTCTTCCTCGCTCACTTGCAGTTCTTTCCCGGTGACGCCGCGTCGATAACGGCACAAGTAGACGTAACCGGGGAATCGTCTGGCAAATCGTCGCGCGTCATTCACTTGAGGGTCCGCGTCAATGACGCACGCTTTGATCTGCCACTCCCGCATCAGCGGGTCAAGTAACTCGAAGTCGTCTCCGGGCAATTTGAACTCAGCCAAGACCTTCGCGTGTGACATCGCGTTCACGTCACCTCTGCCGGTGAGTTGGTATTCCACCACAACGCAATGGTTCATCTTTCCTTGGTCAACGCCGAGAACTATGCAGCGTTCGTCTCCAATATCAGGACGCTGATCAGCCTTGAAGTAACGCCTGATCGCTGCTTCGATCTCACTGTCAGTGACTTGCCCACCGTCCGGAATGTAAGGCAAGCCCTGCTTTGAATTGAAGAACTCAACCATCGCGGCTTCGTCGCCGACACCTCGGAAGTAGGCGGCTGCCAATTCCCAAGGCTTGACCGTGTAGCTGTACAACTGATTGATGTAGAAGCTGCGGTGGTCGTCGTCTACCTTGGTGGTCGGTTCCCAAAACGCACGCTGGAGAAATTCTGGCTTCTCTTCGTGCTCAATTCGTTTCTTGCATTCCTTGCACTTCAAGTGCGATCGCCTGATGTCCTTGTCAGTGATCGTCTCTCCGCAAATCTCCAAGCAGTCAGGGAAGATGAACTCAGTTCGCCTTGAACACCGTGGACACTTGAAGTAAAAGTGCTCCTGCGTACCTTGCAGAAACAGCTTGTGGATTCCGTAGTTCGGGATCGTCGGCGTGCTCAAGCTGAACACGAACTTGTGCAACTGACCTGACAGCCGTTCGAGTGCGAGCCAGATAGCTCGCTGGTCCATCTCGTCTGCTTCGTCAAGAATCAGAACAGAGACGGGAATCGACTTCAGGTTCGAGTCGCCTCGTGACCCACGAATGTACAGGTTCGTGCCGCCCGCTTGCTTCAGTCCTACTGTGTTCGTGTCGGTGAACAGTTCCTTGAGGTAGTCACTGTACAGCAGAGCAGTATTGAACCTGGACTTGCTGAAGTCTGACGCATTGAGTGCTGTGGGTAGCACGTACAACACGTCGCGCTTCAGTATGTCGACCGTGTAGAACGCGACATTGATCGCGACCTCGGTCAACCCCAACTGTGCTGCCTTCATTACTGTGTTGAAGCCAGCTTTTGAATCGTGGACTTCCCTACACCACGGGTGAAACTTGAATGAATACGGACCGGCTAGTGGTTCGCCCATGACTCGGCGGTGAGTTACCCAGCGAGAGCAAGTGCTCAGTGTGCGCGAGACTAGCCCCTGATTGAGTACCTCACCGAAGTCAGTAAGCAATCCCATGCGGTTCTCACAGTTTCAGTGTATCTCCCAACGAGAGAGGCTCGCTGATCTCTTGACTCACGACGCGGGGCGCCTCATTGTCAACCTTTGGCTCCTGCTTTGTCAACTTTGGCTCACGCTTTGTCAACTTTGCCTTCCGTTTGGCGAGATCGGCTTCCTCTTTCTCGATGTTCATCTTCTTGAGGTGGTCGCCGATGTCCAACATGCCCCATTTCTTCGACCAGATTCGACCCTCGCCTACCGGCTCGACTTCGCCGCGCACCTTTCCGTATTTCACTGGCTCAACGAGAACTTCTTCCCCGTCAGATACTTCCAAATACTGACCGCGAGAGGACATGACGCAAACAACGTCGCCGGGTTTGACCGTCGCGCGCTTCAAGGCGTGGTACGGAAAAGGATCAGGAATCTTCACGTTTTGGCTCCAATAACAGTAGTGGGGCGATCGTCATGATGATCTTGAGAATCTCTGGCCAATTCTCAACGAACCAATCCCAGAGATTTGCCCAGATGCTACTCCAGTCCAGCCCGATCAAGCCGTCGGCACGGTTCCACGGGTTCACGTCATTCTCGACACGCTCGTTGAGTTCGCTCAACGCCTTCTCATCGTCGCAAACGGCGAGGACGGCGGTGTACTGCTCGGAAGTCAACCTGCCAGCCGACCGCTCACGTTGGGCTTGGCGAAGCGTTTTGCGTCGTAGTTTTGCGAGTCTCATAGGTGAGGCTTTCTGCCCTGTTGACGGGCGATTGCGAGTCCTTGTTTGATGGCTTTCTTCTTGGCTTCCTTCCCGACGTAGCACTTGCCAGACTCTCCGTA